CAATGAAATTTAAAAAAGGTGACAGAGTAGAAGTTATTTGGCGTAGTGAGTTATATCGAGGCGCAGTAACGCAGGTTGTAGAAGTAACAAATGAAATAGTAGTTAAATTAGCTAAGAAGCCAGCAATAGATTATTTATTTGAACAAAATCAAGTTAGCAAAGTCGAACTTGTGAAAGTTCCACAATTTGTAGCTGTTTGGATTTCTCATTGCGAAAGATGGGAGTTGTGGCACGCGATGGACTATGGCATAGATAGCATGTCAGAGGACGTGAGGGAATGGCTTTTTAAGGCACACGATAATCAAGAACTATTCGCCCGTGCTTGGCTCGATGGCTACGAGGTAGAGCAAGAACCGCTATATTATGTGAAATTTTTCGATGGGGGATTAGGTTTTCTCAATGTTTACTTTACTGGCGTACGACTTTTAAGTTGTCACCTGGGAAGTGAAGGGTATAAAACCAAATTCACAGAACAAGAAATCAAAGAATTGGACGAAAGATACTGGCAGTTTAAAGTGCCTGTGGAAGAAGTGGAGGAGACAAAATGAAAATTAAAATAAACGAAGATTACGTAATCAGAAGTAATCAATATCAATATGTCCTATCAAAACCTAAAGGGACAGATAAAAATGGAATGGAACAATACAACGATATTGGCTATTTCCCTACTATAGAAAAAGCTTTAGAAGCATTCGCTGAAAACCACATCAGAACATCAGAGATTAGTGGTTTTAAAGAATTGGCACACGAAGTGAAAATGGTAAGGGAATTGCTAGCTGGGATAAAAAGCAGGTTGGAGGTACTCAAATGAAAACACACGAACTAAAAATATTATCAGAATACTTCCAGGCCATCCTAGAAGGAAAAAAACGTTTGAAATTAGGAAGAATGACCGTGATTACCAAGTCGGTGACACGTTAATTTTGCAAGAATGGGAAGGCGAGTATACTTGGTATAAATTGGCGGTAGAAGTGACCTACATCACTGACTATGAGCAAAAAGAGGGATATGTAGTGATGGGAATAAAACTAGATGACGACTGGGGAAGAGGAATTTATTCATGAGGAAAGAGGTTGCAGAATGAAAGTAGCATATAACGCTAACTATGGAGGGTTTGAGTTATCTGACAAAGCAGTACTATATTTGTGCCAACTTAAAGGAATATCTGTTGAGGAGTATGACTATAGATGGTATGCAGGGGACTGGGTAGACTATGAGAACAGAGCCGACCCAGATTTGATTGCAACCATAGAGGTTCTAGGAGAGGAAGCTGGCAAGTATGGCTCTATATTGAAAATAAGGGAGATACCAGACGGGAGCGAATTTGATATCGCCGAATACGACGGGTTGGAGATGGTTGTATATGGGGATGAAGAATGGCCAGATTTAAGGTGAAACACCCTCAGCATCAAACCTATTCCTTTCAGCAAAGGCGTTTGAAACGAGCGGTACTAGTGTTGTTCCTGAGAATTATTAAAAATTTGAAGAGGTGACAAAATTATGAAAGTAGAATTAGATTTCAGCGGGTTTATCGAGATTGACACTTTAATCAAACTGGAAAATATAAACATATGTGCGTGGTGCGGCGGAATCGGCACTATAAAAACATTAGTTGGTTACGCTCGATATGATGCAGGTGCGCTAACCAAAAAAGAATATATAGAATGTCCAAAGTGCAAAGGGACAGGATATTCTCAGAACGGCAGACTTTAGTATGTTGAAGGAGGAAAAATAAATGCCAAATTGGGCAGAAGGTTCACTTAAAATCAGAGGAACAAAAGAGAACATATTGAATTTTCTTAAAAACGAGCTATTAGGTAGCACGTATCCCATTTTTTTAAATGACGAAGTTCAATATAAACACAGGCCTGTTGAACACGAAATAAATAATTACGGAGAATATATATTTAGATGTGAAGATGGTTTTTACATCAACAATACTAGAAGAGCTTTTATTTACAATACTGAGCTAATTTTTGATTTGTACGAAGATGACGACGAAATTCCGCAAATCGAAATAGAAGGATTCAAGCAAGCGTGGGGAGTAATATCAGATAATTATGTAGATCATTCAAAAAAATATGATTTGGATATGAAAATATTTGCATTCGAACGAGGTATGGAATTTACACAAGAAATAGAACTGTGCAAAGGAAAAATAGTCAAGGACGTTGCGGAAGAACACGAAGACTATTTCTGGACCGTTCCGTTCGCTGGGCTTGGAGGTTGATAGCATGAATAAATTTGCCTTAGGTATTTCTATATTAATTATTATATTTGTAACTTTACTAGCTACACTATTGTTTATTAAGCCAATGATCACATTTTTAACGGTGGCTGGTGCATTGCTTCTGTGGGTAGGAGTACTGGTTTCAAAGAAGGTGTATAAAGAGATAGATTTTTTTATGTGGGAAGCAGAATTAGGAAAATACAAGGAGGAAGAATGAATGATGAATCGTGTCATGCTCGTAGGACGCTTAACTAAAGACCCTGATTTACGTTACACTCCAGCTGGTGTGGCTGTTGCGACTTTTACATTAGCTGTCAATCGTACTTTCACTAACCAACAAGGAGAACGAGAAGCTGACTTTATTAATTGTGTTGTTTGGCGTAAACCAGCAGAAAACGTTGCTAATTTCCTGAAGAAGGGAAGCATGGCAGGCGTTGATGGTCGCGTTCAAACTCGTAACTATGAGGGGAACGACGGTAAGCGCGTTTATGTGACGGAAATAGTGGCCGAGAGTGTTCAATTTTTGGAACCTAAGCAGAACGCTGTAGAAGGCTCTACACCGAATAATAATCAAAACGAAGCTAATTATTCAAATAACAATAAAAACGGCTCATATCGAGCTAGTTCGAGCCAGAAGAAGGATTCATTTGCTGATGAGGGTAAGCCGATCGATATTAGCGATGACGATCTTCCATTCTGATAAAAATTATAGGGGAGTGACTACCATGGAGAAAAAAGATCGTAACGTCATGATTGAAGCCATCAAACAAGCTACCAGCTACGACTTAGATTATCTAATTACATTGTCAGATAGGGAGATTGAGGTTATCTATGAAACAAGGATTATCGAAGAATGCCACAATTAGTAATTGCATTGTGATCCCACTACCACTCACAGACTTAAACGTGTACATCAACAAGGAGCGTGGACACAGACAAGCAGCAGCTAAAGTAAAGAAAGCAATGACTTATAAATGCCAAACCTACATCATGAGAGCTATGCAGCTTGGTGTCACGTTTCCGACACCGTGTAGATTGAAGTTTACATGGATCATACCGGATAAACGAAAAGACCCGGATAACATTGCTTTTGCGAAGAAATTCATTTTTGACGGTATGATGGCGGCGGGAATGATCGAGAATGATAACCTAAACCACATCTTGGGGTTTTCCGATCATTTCATTATCAGCAAGGAAGAAGAGAGCAGAGTAATTGTGGAAGTAGAGTAAAAATAAAAAAACAGCCTATTTTTAATTTTATAAACTAAAAGTAGGCTGGACAAATAAAAAAGCCGAAGATTCCCCCGGCTAGTCCCAAATCTATTATAGCATAGGGGTGGCAAAATGTTGAGTTTACTACCACAAATCAACGTTGAAAAAACAATCGAAAATGCCAAACAAGTATTAGAATGTTATCGAAGCCTAGAACGCATAGCTGGCACTGACTACTCCCAAAAGTTAACTGCTAGCTATTCGTTAGAGCCAAAAGGAGGGGGCACAGAGCAATCGCCTATTGAAGGAATGATCGTTAGGCGGTTAGATGCTACAAATAAGTCATATGACATCTATGCGGCTGTTGCTCGCTTAAACACGACAAGTCAAAAAATCATCAAGTACACGTTTATGTACCCGGAAAAATATTCTGAAAGACAGGTGCAAGACGTTGTGCAGAAATACGGAGGCAATTTCAGAGAGCTGAAAAAGAAAGCTCTTCTGATGTTTGCAGAAGCCTATAATCAAGGGGAGCTGCTAGTATATTAACCTACATTTTCAATGACCGATAAAAACGGACAGATTTCGGGCAGAAAACGGGCAGAAAAAAGACGGATTTCGGGCAGATTTCGGACGTATTGACGTGTTATTATGATATTGTCCAGCAATGGAGTGAGAAGCACGAAGTCAAACGGGCGTGCTTAGTATCGGCGAAGGGAAGTAGACCGATACATTAATTGAATAGAACCCCTCAACACCTCTTTACAATGTGTCCCACGAGGGGGCATTTATAGAAGCCCACATTGTTGGGCTTTTTTTGTACATAAAATTAAGGAGTTGATTTATATGTCATTAACAGAAAATGACATTGATTATATTGCGACAGTTCGCAACGTAAAACAGTTTTTTAAAGAATTTCAACAATTAAGAGTTGTTTCGGGATTATCCGCAAAAATAAGATTGAGAAATGACGGATATCTAGAAGAACCAAATTTTAGGTCGTTTCATTTAAATAGCCAAATCAGGCACGGGAAACAAGTTATTATAGGCGCGCAAGGATTAGTGAACGGATTTACCGAAGTGCTTAACGGCATGGATGAATTACAGAGATTGATTCTGATTAGATGCTACATAGATGGAAAGCGAGATATGGCAATAGCATTAGAAACGAATTATGGGATAGCGCAGTATAAAAGAATAAAAAGAAAATCTGTTATAGAGTTAGCAACTACGCTCAATATTGAAGTGTTAAACTGAAAATGGCACTTTTGTGGCACTTTTTTAGTAAAAAAAGGTGATAAAATGTTATTAGTGAGAAGTGAAGATGATTACAAAAATAAATCATATATTGAGTCTGCGCTCCACTTCTCATTTATAAAAAATACTCGTGGCGGAACAGGTAGACGAAGCACAGGATAGAACTAATGTGGCTAAGAAACGTATGTCTTAGCTTAAAACTCCTGTAAAACAAATTAATTAGTTCATGCAAGGTGCAAATCCTTGCCGAGTATATTATAAAAAACGAAGAAGGAGTTAATTACATGAGAGACATTATAAAAGCGGGGATAACTGAGGTAAAAGGAAAAGAGCCGGAATTCAAAATAAATATTGCTGGTTCAGAACAAGAACAAAGTTTTGCATTAGCCCAGATTCATTACATGAAAATAGAGCGGTTAGCTATGCTAAATGGTAAGACTTTTGAACAAGCTAAGAGTGATTATTTAGAAGCTCTAAGCATCATTGTAGGAGCAATTAAAGATAATAATTAATTAGCAAAACAAACACAGAATGTGAGGTGGTGGAAGTGAGTGGCTAGAGCAAGAAATCCAAATAGAGACATAGCAAAGAAAATGTGGCTTGATTCAGATAAGACAATGCCACTTGTGGAAATTGCCAGTAAGTTAAATTGTAAACCATCACAGATTAGGAAATGGAAATCGGAAGATAACTGGAGTGATAACGCCAATAGTAACGTTACGAATCAAAAGGAGCGTTACTATTCAATGAAAGGGAACGGGAATGCTAAGAACAATAAAGGCGGCGCCGCTCCTAAAGGTAATCAAAACGCACGTACACATGGATTGTACTCTAAATATCTTCCGGATGACACAATAGAAATTATTAGTATGATGGATCAACAAGAACCAACTGATTTAATTTGGGGACAGATACAAATTCAATACGCCGCTATTATCCGAGCACAGAAAATTATGTGGGTAGAAAACACCGAGGATGAAACGAGAGTTCAAACACAAGTTGGATTCGGGGAAAGTGGTTCTGATAAATATGAGTATCAATTCGCTTGGGACAAACAGGCGAATTTTTTAAATGCACAAAGTCGTGCGATGTCTACACTAAGTGGGTTGATTAAGCAATTTATTGCGATTGCTGATGAGCATGATGAACGCAAGGCTAAGCTTAATCAAATTATTGCATCAACAGATAATATACAGGCCCGCACAGCTCTTATTAAAGGCGCTGAAAAAGATACTACATTGCTTAATAAACTATTAGATGTTGCCAAAGGAGGAAACGGAGACCTTGAGTAAAATTGATGAGCTAGTATTTACGCCAAAGCAACAGGATACTATTACATTCCCTTTTCAAAATGTAACTCTTGAAGTCAACGAGGGAACTCCTCGATCAGGAAAAACC